ATGCTGCAATGGCTGGTTTTGTTTGGGCTACTTATGGGATGTTGTCTGCTAGTGATCAAATTGTTGGCAATGGTCCTCCACCAGGGGCAGAGAGAGACGAATGGCTAACTCAGTTAAAGCTTGATGGGAAAAGGCCTAACTCAATAGGTGGTGTTCCGATGGTTGGCGGTCTTCCTGTCATCTCAACTATGTTCCTCTTAAAGGACGTAGAAGACGCAATCAAGCGGGGCAGTGTTAGTAAGTACGATACCCAAGGAGTTTTAGATGGAATCTTTGCTGTTTTAGTTGGACATTTAACTAGACATACAGCAGTAGGCAACGTGAAACAAATAATGGATATAGCTTATGGAGATGATTACGGGCAGAGAAGGCCAGGAAAATATCTTGGTTATATGGCTTCAGGACAATTAAATCCTCTTATTGGTCCTCTTAGGGAAACAGAAAGATTAATAGGTGCAAAAGCTAGTCAGGTTTACAGGCCAAGACCTTTAACGGAAGAAGAGAAAGAAATGTTTGATGAGTTTAAATTTAGAGATTTCGAAGATGGGCTTAGAGATAGGGTTATGAATATGTTCTCAATAGCTTCTGTAGCTGGAGGAAAGTTTAAAGATTACGATTGGTTAGGATCGAAAACTAGGTTGAGTTGGGGCGAACATTTTGGTCGTTACCTTAAGTACAAATATTTCCCTGGTCAGCATCCTGAAGGAGAAAAAGTATATGCAGAATTAAATAGATTAGATCTGTTAAATCCTCCTGGACCTTTATTAAATAAAACTCTTGAAGGTGTTCCGATGAGTGATGATTTGCAAGAAATGTATAACAACACTTATTTCCAAAACAAAGGAAATGAAGGCATGTTGATGATACTTAAAGAAGCATCAAGGAATCCTAAATATAGGTTTGATCCAATTGTCTTTAGCGTGATAAATCAAGGAGGGGGGAAACTCTCTGGTCAGCGATTTATTAGGAAAGCAAGTGATAGTTCAGGGGGTAAAGTTTTTGAATTAGATGTTCCTGTATTTTTAATGAAGCATGTAAAAGATAAGACTCCAATTGAAGCCTTTAGATCAGTAATGAATGATCCTTTCTATAAAAAATTAATGGAGCAAAAATCAACAACAGCGGATCTAAGAGTTCAAGATAAAACTAAGCGAGAATTGAAAAAAACAATCCCTTATAAAATGATGGAGACTGTTAAAGAGTATTTTCATTTATTGACTGTAAATTCTTTAAATGTGAGTCAAGAGCCTGAAGCTATTCAATGGAGAGCAATGAGAGATTCTATATCTGCGGCAAATACAGCCAAGGATGCAGCACAAAATAGTGGAATCATTGAAGCCTTAGAAGTGTTTAAGGGCAAATAACCTGAGAGCGTGGCAGAATAGGGCAACGGTCTTGTAGAACTCCACAATGGCAGATACATATCAGTCGTATTCAAATGCTGGTCAGACTACTTTTTCTGTTCCATTCCCTTATCTGAATAAATCCCATGTAAAGGTTACAAAGGGAAGGGATATTGTTTTAGATACTCAGACAGCAACCTTAGCTGAGACTTCTGGTTACACCTTTAACACTTCAGGAACGCAAATCACTCTGACTTCAGCGCTTGGGTCTGGAGAAGTATTAACGATTGAAAGGCAAACTCCAAGTGCTTCACAGTTGTCGCCTTGGTCTGATGGTTCAAACCTGACTGCTGAAGAATTAAATAACGCTGATTTACAAAACCTATATATCGTCCAGGAGCAAAAAGATAGAAACTCATTAGGAGCAAGCGAAGCTCGAAACGCGACAACAGCATCTGATACAGCGACAGCAACAGCGAACGCAGCTCAGGCAACAGCGAACGCAGCCTTAGCCCGCAGCGGGGGCACCATGACTGGTGATATCGCCATGGGTGGCAACAGGATCTCTGGATTGCCTAGCCCTTCTGGTGGTAGTGAGCCAGTTATTAAAAGCTACTTTGAATCACAATCTTGGAATAACACAACAGAGACGATTGTAAGTATTGAGTCTTGGCCTGGCAGCAATGCGTATATTGCAACGACTGGAGCAATTGATGGTCGTATAGATAGCAAGATTGATACAGCTATTGAAGGAGATGTACTAGCTGGTACTGATTTAACCAAGACTCAAACAGGTGGTCAGGTAACGATAAACCATAGTGTCACAGGTGCGTCTTCAGTTAATAATTCAAATAGTGTTGTCCTTCAAGATTTAACGATCAACCCTAGAGGTCATATCACAGGTCATGCAAGTATTGATTTAGATACTATCTATTACACCGAGACAGAATTAGATGCTGGTCAATTAGACAATAGGTATTACACAGAAACAGAATTATTAACTAATGGTGTTTTAGACACTCGTTATTTCACTCAAACCGCAGCAGACGCAAGATATTACAACTTAAGCAGTGGGGAAGAAATACAATCAGGTGAAACCTGGGCTGCTGCTGACAACAAGATTGCAACTACAGCCGCGATTGATGCAAGAATTGTTGACTTAGTAGAAGAAGTTGGTGGCTTTGTACCAATAGCAAATGAAACATCTTTCCCTACTGCTAACCCAGATATAAATAACGGAACAGGAACTTTAGTTAGTGTTCAGGTTTTAGCAGGCAGTCATACTCCTTCTGGAGGAACCGTCACTATTGCTAATGGAGCAGGCAGTGGAAACACTGTAACGATCACAGGATGTGGATCGACATCATTACCTGCTGGCTTTGGAGTAATTGTTTCAACAACATCAACTCTTCACACCTATGTCTTCCATCGCTTAACACCTAAGGCAACGGAAGTTACTACGGTTGCAGGAAACAATACCAACATCACAACTGTCGCTACAAATATTGCCAACATCACCACCGTCGCAGATGACTTAAACGAAACGACAAGTGAAATAGATACTGTCGCTAATGCAATTGCAAATGTTAATACCGTTGGAAACGCAATCGCTAATGTTAATACAACAGCCACAAATATTGCCAATATTAATACTGTTGCTAGTGACCTTAATGAAACAACAAGTGAGATAGATACTGTTGCTACAAATATCGCAAACGTAAATACAGTAGGAACTTCTATCGCTAATGTTAATACTGTTGCTAATGATTTAAATGAAACAACAAGTGAGATTGATACAGTTGCAACGAATATAGCTAATGTTAATACTGTCGGTAATGCAATAACAAATGTTAATAACGTAGGTGGATCAATTACAAATGTTAATACCGTTGCAACTAATCTTGCAGACGTTAGTAATTTTGCTGATCGTTATCAGATAGCGTCTTCAGATCCATCAACTAGAGCAGACTCAAGTTCATTGCAAGAAGGGGATCAATATTACAACACAACTGCAAATGTTTTAAAAGTCTATGACGGTAGTAATTGGAATACAGGTGTTACCGATACAACAGGTTTTGCTGTATCAACAGGACAAACTTTCACAGGAAATGTTGGTGTTCCAGCCGCAAGTAATTCGGCTCCAGGAATCTTTATTGCTGGTGATACTGACACAGGTATTTACAGCCCTGGTGCAAACCTATTAGCAATAACAGCTAGTGGAACAAAAGTTCTTGAAGCTGGTTCTAGTGGAATTGAAGTTACTGGATCTGTAACGGCAACTTCCTTTAGTGGAAATTTAAATGCTTCTCAATTAAATACAGGAACAGTTCCGACAGCGAGACTTGGATCAGGAAGTTCTGTTAGCACGAAATTTCTAAGAGGAGACAATACTTGGCAAACAATTAATTCGACACCAGAAGGTACTGCAATATTATCTACAGGTATATCAAGCACCTATTACTATTTAAGACCAGATGGAGACGGAACTTGTTCTTGGGCAGCGTTTCCTAGCTATTTATTGACTGGTGGAGGAACAATAACTGGTGATTTGGTCTTTGACGGCCAGGGGAATGGGGGAGACATGGTTTGGTGTAGAGCAACATACCAAGGTCTACAAGATGTTTTAAATTTCAGAGATGGATCTACAGCATCATTTGGCACCACACACGATTTAAGAATTTTCCATAGCCATAGTGATCAAATTAATTATTTACATGCTCCTGATGGATCAATACAGATAAAAGCCGATACATTTTACTTAGTTAGTGATGATACAAACGGTAGAGCTATTTATTTAGACAATGCAAATAGTCGATTAGAACTAGGTTTTGATGGAAACCACGATGCTTATTTTACTGGGAATGGAGTTACGTTCTTAAAGGATGTAACTATTCATTCCTATGAGCTATCTCAAAGCGGAAGCAATACACAGAACTTAAAAGTAAGAGGTTATGCCGCAGGAGGTCAGACTGATGTAGGTATTAGTGGATATAACAATGCTGATGCTTGGTGCTTCCAGTTATATGGTCAGCCAGGTTACTACGGATTCTTAGATGGCAACTGGGGCGGATGGGATCTTAGAAAAACTGCAAATGGTGAGCTTGAAGTTGACGCAGGTTCAGGACTAAAGACAGTTGCTCATCAAGGCAACGTAGGTTCTGGTGGTGTTTTCTCTAATGTTTCTGTTTTTACAAATAAGTTATACGCCAACAACACAGGTACATCCATCCATGCGTATGGATGGCAATACTTTGAAAGTACAACTGCTGGTCTTTATTGGAACAATGGTAGTGCTCATGGTTTCCATATACACCCAGGCAGTAATGCCAACATGGTTCTGCGGAGTGGTAACTCAGGTTCGGTTTCATGGCAACTGCAGACGGCTGGTACTACTAGAGGATATTTCTATGCTGATAATGGTTCTCACGTTGGTATATTAAACAATTCTGGTAGTTGGATTATTAGAGGTAACTCCGATACAACTACAACTTTCTTTAATAGTTTATATCCTTCCTCTAACAACAGTTATAACTTTGGGTCAACTAGTTATAAATGGGCATCAGTTCATGCAACTACATACTACGGTGATGGTTCAAACCTAACTGGCATTAGCTCTGCTCCAGAAACCGCGATGACTGCATCTGGTTCTGTGTCCCAAGGTAAGCCACTCGTTGTAAATTCAAGTGGACAGGTAGAACAAATAACTGAAACTGTTACTGCACTTAGCACATTACCTCAGGCACATTTGAACATACCTGTTGATACGGATAACCACGGATCACACTACGGATGGGATGGTATCTGGGAGCCAATCAGCCAAAGATTAGTTGTTGGTGGGAGAAGGAATTATGGAGGAAGATGGCGTTTCAAAGTCAGAGTTCATAAATTCACCGATCAACTAACGGTCACATCTGCAGCTAATAGTGCTACCAATCCAGCCGAACAAAGGAATATGTATCTTCCAAACAATGCGAGTACTTATGGAACTGAAACGGCACAAAATAATATGGTATTTGCTCATAACGGGCAAGGTACTATCGTTACAGCCTTTCAGTACAAAACAGATGATGTCAATAGCTACCCTAAATTAATGGGTGCATGTGCGATGACTATCACTCAAACTGCCAAGAGTGGTTATCCCACTTACGGAACTATTGTTAACTCAAGTGGTACGTTTACTAATGACAACCATAGACCCAAAATAGTTTATATCGGGAATAATAAATTTGCTTGTACTTGGTCTAATTACACGTATTCAAATGGTTCTTGGGGTAGTCGATCAGCAATACTTACTCTAAGTGGAACTAATACTTTAAGTTGGGGCTCTGAGGTTGATTGCAATGCTAATGTGGGGCAAACCACTGACCTATGCTGGGATTCAACAAACAATAAATTAGTATTTCTATATGGATCTATAGATAGTTCAAGTAATTACCATCTAAAATGTAAATTAGGAACCGTCAGTGGAACAAGTATTTCATGGAGTTCTGAGACAACAGTAAGTACTAGCTATTACAACGAGCCTAATCGCAGCGCTTTATCCCACGATCCAAGTACAGGAAGGGTTGTTGCATCATGGATAAGTGGAGGCAGCACCAGATATCCAAAAGTTAGAGTTCTTGATTGCAGTGGTTCGACTCCTAGCATGGGAACAGAACTATTTATACAAGGTAGTTCGAACGCTGTTTACAGCAATACAATGATGACTTCCTATTACGACGCACTAACTCAGAAATTACATGTTATCTATCAAGACTATCAAAGCAAAGGAGCATCGTTCCAGATGACTACAAACACAAGTAATACAAACTTAACCATTGGCTCAAGAATGATAATTGAAAATTTCGGTGTGAGTAACTGGCCTTCTGTTGCGATTCCAATCCCAGACTATGCAATGGCAGGAGTTTTAAGTAACTACGACGGCACTTATCCTAGAATCCACTACTATAAAACAGCTACTAGGACATCGCAGCTTAGTACTATGCCTGTTCTTGGATTTGCGAAAAACTCAGCCAGTAATGGAGGATCAGTAACAGTTCAACTCAATGGAAACGTGCAAGAGAATCAATCAGGTTTAACCCCTGGAAAGCAATACTACATAGGAGCAGATGGTAACGTTAACTTAGCTCCAGCAGGTTTTTATAGTATTGATACAACGGCTGGTATTTCGTTAAGCTCAACAAAATTAGCAATTAATATTGGATAATAAAGTAGTTATGTAGCTATACTTAAATCGCTATAAATTATTTTTATGTCTGAGAACTTGCAAGAACTAGGTGAGGCTTTAAGAAAAGAGGAAGAAATTCAAAAAGACTTACAGCGTCAATTCCAAGAAAGCCAGCAAAGAGCTTTTCCTGTCCAACAAAAAATCAATGCAATAGCCAAGGGAGAACAGAAACCTGCTTAAGATTGCATAGACATAAATAAGAGCTAGGCTATGTCTGCAGGGCCGTAGAATTAAATGGTGCAAAAAATTATCAATGCTATGTCAGTAGCATCATTTGTTATGTCCTTAATGGTCGTAACAGGTGGAGGATATATATACATGAAACGAGTTGAATTTATGAATGACATGATGATGACTCTTCAAGATCAGATGATTAATGTCATTCAAAATCAAATCAAAATGCCTAGTACTACTGGGCCAGCGCTGCCATTTAAGTAATGAAAGAATATTTTTTACCTGGCCTACTAGGAATAGGATTGATTTCTAGTAACTTAATGTCCTTAACTTTGCTATCTAATTCTAGTAAAGATGGCATACCAGATTTGGCGCGATTAGCCACGTCTAGGGATAGCGCAAGTCAACTGCGATACAACCGTTCTGAGTCTGGTGATTTAGAGGTAGTAGTTACACATAATATGCACAAACCTAAGACAACTTTATTCTCTTCTGAGAAAACAAAATGGAATGGTAAAACTGACTATGTAAGAAAAGAATATGTTGCTCATCGACCTGGAGGAGATGCAGAATTAGCAGCCAGCTATATTCAATGTATAAAGAATAAAGGGAGCGCTGAATCACAGGGAGAGATAGTTGGATCCTCGCTAATTTCGGCGACTCCAGTAGGAAGCACGTTGTCTGGAATCCCTGTGGTGGGCTGGATTGCCAGTGCATTAGCCACTAAAAAATCAGCCCAATTAGGGAAAGAGATAGGTGGCGACTTCGTAGATTGCTAGTGAAGATTGAAAAGATAGAAGTAGAGAAAGTTGGAATACCAAGAATAAATAGTCTGCCTACTACTCCTCAGGTAACAAGAGAATTAAATGTAGAAACGCCAGGGTTTGATTTTATCTTTCCGTTCTTTGAACCGATGAGATATAACCCTGTAAAGATGCAGAGATATAAAAAACCTCCTACCCCAACACCCCCTGAGGACGAAACTAAATCGCAAGAAAACAAAAAAGATAGCGACTCGGATGCAAATACTGGATTAGTTGATCTAGGCGATGAAGAAATTGAATGTCCTGCTAAAGATCAACAGTATCGACTAGGGGATATAAGAAATGCAAAGGCGAAAGAGAAGGTAATCGGGTTCGAGCTGGTCGGGGATAAGTGTCTTGAGATATGGGGGCCAACCAATATTGCAGATAAATATTTGCCAAGTCCTTCTGTAGCTGCAACAACATTTGGAATCACTTTAGTCGCTACAAGTGCAACTCTGCTGGCTCCTATTTTGACTAAAGCATTAAAGCCATTATTTAAACAATTAATAGGTAAAGTTAAAAAATTAATTGGTAAAAAAGAGAAAGTATTATCTACTTCTGAGCGTCGGAAGTTACAGAGAGATCGGAAGAAATAGAGTGCGAATGTTGCACATTAGGAGGCGAAACTATTTTTACATCTGAACAAATCTTTGCCATTTCTCCAACAAAAATATTTCCAGCTCTGATGTGTTTCGAGCATGTAGCTAATCTCGACATCTCGTAATTCAATCTTTTTGATGCTAAAGAGGCTTCATACATTTCGACTTGTCTTTCTAATCCCTTGCGGCAAAGCTTCTGATATCTGAAAGACAATGGAATACTGAATGTAGCAGTTATGCCGCCGTTTAAACTTGTGTTCGACTCTTGCATCCCCGTACGAACTTGCTCTGTCCTGATTATTTTAGTAGGCTCATCTGGCTCGCCGTCTCCAATTGGATTATTATTATCATCAAATGCACCTTCTATGTCTTTAGTTGAATAGATGTTTTTAGAATAATAGGGCTGATAAGGCGACCCAAAACTATTGGTATGACTTAGGAATGGCGATATATTTAATGTTGCTCCTTGGCAAACTTGATTAGCCCCAAGTTGATATTGGAACTGGCGAGAAGGAACCACTTGCACCGCTTGATTAACTACTGACCCCGTTGATTGACTCGAAGTATTGATACTTTGCGCGAAGGATTTAACAGGTAGAGTAATAAATAAGAGAGCTAAATAAAGATGTTTCATTGAAAAGTACTCGTCGAATCGCTGACACTTTCTATGGTTTGTTCTTCTATTATTTTTGTCATACTTTTTATCCCTGGTGTTTCCAACGTTTCATAGTAACTAAAGGCTGCACCTTCATTAACTATTGAGTACTGAGGCTTTGTTGATAGATCTGGCATGACGTAAGTTGTAGCGACTCCTGAAACTGTTCCTGCTGTTTTTACAAACCCTGAAGGTGCAATATTATTTGTAGAAGGTTTTACATTTGCGCCCCCTACAGTCAGAGAATACCCTGTATTCCACTCGTAAATAGTCATGTCACGTTTTAAGACTGTCTTTGTCTCGGTGTGATTATTTAAAATTCCCTGCTGAAAATTTGGCACTATCTTTTCGGCCCTAACTTGTGGGGCAAAAGTAATAGATAGCAAAGCTAATTTACTTAACCACGATTTCATTAATTATTTGTCCAACTGCCTCTGTTCCTGCGCCTCCCGCGGTCAAAGTTATTGCGGTATCAGTTATCGTGCCCGCGAGCGAGCCTGCCGATCCTGCGAGAGTCGATGTCTGCTCTGAGAAGTTGCCGACTGTTCCTACTGTTGGAGCAGAGCTACTAAGAGCATCACCTTGGAAAAAATTTTGGCTGAAACTAAAAGAATTTCCTGCGGTTTTTTGAGTTACTTCTAATGATGGAATCGCACCAATTCCTGAACTGATAGTCAGTGAACCAAGGCCATCACTAACGGCACTTCCTCCTGAGGGCGTGTAACTCGTGTCTACACCTGATCCGCTTACTGAATAACTCGAACCTAGCCTCGTTGTTTGCGTTGCTGGTGCGTTTACTTTTAAAGCCGTTGATTTTGAAATTGTGTGATGTATGTCTGCACTAGCTGGTAATGGTGCGGCTAGTAGCAAAAGAAGAAATAGTTTTTTCATCCAAGTTTGCCCTCGTTGGTTATGTTTTTACCAGTTATAGGATCAACCCGAATGACTTCAGGCTTTCTTGTGATGATTTCAATTGGCTGCTTGATAATCAAGGTCTGTTGACCTCCCCCTCCATTGTCTCCATTTTTCTTTTTACTAGATGCACCCTTCGATACATTCAGTCCATAACTTGTCAGGACTGTGCCTAGCATCGCCGAGGCGAAACTGGTATCTGGTCGTTGGTCAGGCATCTCAAATTCTATATTTCCTATTTTTAT